CGTTGGTATTACCAATCAGAGTTTAGGTGGCACAATGGGTGCATTTGGCACAACCATTGACGGTATGGATATTGTTGCTATTGTAACATACTTGCGTTCTGAAGAAAGACGCAGAATTGAGTCAGGCGAAATTAAAGATCCATACATTGTGCAAGAACAAATGGTCTTTCCGGAGTAGATGTCGAAACTAGAAATTACACTTGCTAATAGTACCGGCGCAAAGTACACTCTATTTTTTAACATTCTAGATACAGAAATTGCATCTAAATGGTTAGTCGAGTTACAAAAAACACTGGATTTAGGTACCCATTTAGACGATTCTGAAAGACTATACGGCTTTAATGGATCCAAGTATACAGTAGAATACTGTATTGACACATTAAATAAGTTTGTAGACACGATAAATCGTTATCAGCCAGTGTGTGAGAAGCATGTCAATTACAATTATACACAGGACGACCTCAACTACTTGCACAATATATTTGAACGCTATCACGGGCTCTACGATGCTCAAGACAGCAACGACTTCTACTCTAATGCACCCAAGGATGTGCAGTATGCATTGGGGCAACTAAACATATACATTCATAGACTAGAAAGCATAAACTCGTATGCTAGGTTTGTATGCACTTTTAGTAGCGATGGTAGACCTAGAATACCGTTTGCTCCTGCTGACTATAAACATTTTACCATGCAGGAAGTTTGGGGAGGCTTGTACATCAACTACTGTGAGATAGGCAAGACTCTGGTGGATATGTATAGGGACAACGACGAACACATTGGCAACGAAGCATTTATCCCACAACAGTATTTTAAAAGTGACTTTAATGTTAAGTTCACACATCACACACCCAAAGAGTATGCTGAACTAGAACAAAATGTTATTAACTATTACGAAAAGAATTTAGAAAAGTTTGTAGCACTAGGACACTTTGATCCTAAGTTTGCACTAGGGTCTATTCAGGTAGGGCAGTTAAGTTTTCCAGATGATATTGATAAGAAAGCATTTGAAGAGCATTACCTGTCAGAGTATACGTTTATCGATAGTTTACGTATAGACTACGTCTGATATTGCCTGGAGTCATCATGCCGTGCCAACTGTTTGGAGTATTATGCATAATGTATCCTGTATTTTTAATAAACGGAAATTTGTAAATTTCAGTATCTAACTGATCACTTTCGTAAATAGAAGTACCACAATCCTCACCTGCATCGTTAAGATAAACTTGTATGGCTACCCTAATACTATCATTGTCTACATGTGGTGGGATTATATATTCTTTACCATCCTCCCACATGTTACAATGTTGAAAGTATACCTGGTGTCCTAATGCTTCTGATACTACTGGGCTTAGTTGTTGAAAAGCATAATGCATACGTCTATATGGACTAGTTGATACCTGATCCCAGTGTACTGCACGTCTTGGTACATCAAATTCTAGTTGCTCAGTCTCCCACTTCTGATTTGACGTCATAAAGTCTCTAATATCTACTATGATATCATCTGGTAAAACGTTTTCTATACGCCATGCCCACCAAGTAACACGAGTTTTGTTTGCTATTGATTCTGCGGCGTGCTTTGCTGTTCTTTGGATGTATTCGAAATTGTCTAATACGTGCATGCTAACCTTTCTTTGATATTTCCCATATCGTTTTTAATCTTTTTAATTCATCTTGTAGTGCAGGAATCTCACTGGCATGGTGCATTATATTATTAAATTCTTGTATGTCAATATACCACTCTGGCAACTCCTTGTACTTGACAAGTTTGCGTCCTGTTTTGCCAGGGTGTCTTTCGTACACTGTCTGGCCACCGTCTGGAGATTCAAATATCACTAATTCTCTGTATAATATATCAAAACTATCGTCATTCAACTTTCTTCAGCCCAGCCAACATAGACTTGAGCTTTGAACTATCGACTTGAGCATTTACCTTGGGTTGTTCTGTCGTTGTAGTAGTTGATTTTGTTTTTATTTGATTCATAATACTTGACTGTGGTATGTTGGCTTGCTCATCCTCACCTGCATCGATAATTCTCAGCGTCTCCATGTTGTACTCTAAATCAATCTTTTGTCCAACACCACTAGAACTACGAGTTTTCATTAACTGTATCTGATACCTTCCACGTTCACGCATTGCTCTCGACGTAAAAATACCAAACACGTTGTCAGCAGTATTTATTTTACTTAAACCACCAGATATATGGCTGTGATCAAATTCTATTTCTTCCACCGCCGCTCTGTTTAACTGCGACGCTGTTACCATTAATATATTAAACTCTTTTGCTAGGTTACGCAACTCCTCAGACACATACTTGTCCTTAACAAACAAATCACTTGGGCTTACTTTAGCACTAACTGGCATAACCAAGTCTAAGTAGTCCACCATAATAAAGTCTGCTTTTTTTCCTGACTGTACTTCCAGTTCTTTTAAGTATGCTCTGATCTGATTAACGTTGCTCTGTGCTGGCATGTACTTAATACGCAGAGCTCCAGACTTCTTGCCAGCCATCTTAACCTTCATTTCCACAGTATCAATGTCTTTAAATACTTCTCTGGTACTTACGTTAGCCACCATTGAATCAATACGCATTGCACAAAGACCCTCACTAAGTTCCAGTGTTAAGAACACACCGTTAAGTCCTTGTGTAACCCAGTTGATAGCAATGTTCTGCATGAACAAACTCTTACCACTACCACTGCCTCCAGCAAAGATGTTTAGCTCACCTTTGTTAAATCCACCAAACAGTTTCTTATCCAGTGTGGGCCAGCCTGTGCTTACTTGTCCGTTATTGTCTTTTAGCAACGACAATCTGGCCTTAGGATCTTCAAAGTAATCTGTGCCTAGATCCTTTGTTAAACTAATTTGCACAGCATCCTTGATTAACTTCTCTACAGGATCATAGTCACCTTTTTCCAAATGATCCGCCGCTTTGAGAATAGCACGTTCTAGTTCGCCTTTGCGACTAAAGCCTTCAAATTCCTCCAAAAACCAATTATGTTGTGCATCATCTATGTTGCCTACTTCTTTAAGTTCAACACCAGACGTTGCTTTAACTTGATCTCTTGTAGGAAGTGCTTTGTGTTTATCTGTGTATTCCTGTATAAACGTGGCTGTGTCTTGCAGTCCTCTGTCAAAGTTTTGAGGATTGTAGATGTTGCCCACACGCACAAACATCTGTGCATCTGACATCATCATTTCTAAAAATAGTTTTTGTAAATCTGCGCTGTAGTCTTTGCTCATATATTAGTATTATACATTAAATTTGTCGAAGTTTGTATCTTTTGTATAGTCAAAACATATGACTGAGCCATTTAAATTTTGCCTATCTAACTTATACATGCCCTCGATAAAATCTCCTGGCTCTACATCTGCGTCGTAAAGACTGTCAGGATTTATACCACAAAAGCATGCTCTGTCTGTGTTGCTAAATTGTTTCATAATAAGATAACTCTGGTACTTATTGCCTATATAATCAGTATAGGTAATATCTGCATGGTTGTAAACATAACTGCTAACCATCCAGGCCACAACTGCCTGTGAGTCTAGTTGTATTGACTGTAACAAGTGGAACGGAAATATAACACTGTTGTAGTATTGCTGACTCCAGCGTTTGCCTAACTTCCAGAGTTCTATAGTGCTTAAATCATCAAAGCTCTGTGTGCTTAACGCACTGCCATTATGATTTAGGAACACAAAATCTATTAGGGGCAACTGTTGCAATTGCTTCTCAAGTACAGCAGGATTTAAGGTCGCCCAGTCTATGTTAATATTGTTTACACCATCTATTTGCTCACTACTAATACTGTGTACAGTGTGTCCTCGCTCTATTAGACTATCTAGTATAGACCTACCAAACTTTTTGCCACAGCCTACTAATAATACGTTCATAGTTCTGGGAACACCTCTTGCCAGTTGCCTGGAAACTGTGTAAAGAAAGACTCGTAATCATTTTCCTTGACACAATTTAATTCTTGTAAACAAGCATCTAATTCTGCACATAAGTTTGTGTTATCACTAAACTGTTCTTTATGTAAATGTATTTTAGTTTTGCAATCGTCTTTAACCGCTTCTGACAAATTGCGACACTTAATAACTGTATGATCCATTAACACCTGATTAATAGTGAAGTCCTTTATGTCGTAGTTATCTGCAAAGAAGCGTTGTGTATCTGTTAGGTATAATGCACTGGCTATGAAGAACACACTGTTAAGTCTAAACTTAGCATGACTTTGTTTTAACCAGCTTAAGTTAGTAAGGAAACGTTGCCAGTCTGCGCCACGCCTAATATAGTTAAAACGTGCGCCTGTTGAATCAGCACTTAACGTAACTAGCACATTTTTAAACTTTAGCAACTCATTTATTATTGCATTGTCTTGGTCAAACATCATGTTGGTGTTTATCCTAAACTTGCAATCTATGTTTTTGTCCAGTCGTTCTAATAGCCTCTGATTGTGTTTAATAAGTGTGGGCTCTCCACCACTCATGTATATTTCTTTTAGGTTATGTTGGTTATTAACAATAACGTCTATCAGTTTGTCTGCACGATCATTGGGTGTATGTAGTACAGGTTTACCTTGTTCCTGTGCAATACTGCTACTTTGGTTACTCCAACAGGTAATACATTTTAGATTACAAGTAGAACTCCAGTGTAAGTCAACTGCATTTAATTTAAATTCAGTATCATTTGAGTAGTCTATGTCCTCAAATTTAAACATAGGGTTATACAGGTCTCTGAGATACTTGTGTTCTGTTTCGTCTTCGTGCCTGGTACAGTACTGACAATTTTTGTGTGTGTTATCCTGGTATAAGTTTTGTCGTATGTCCTTGAGAATAGGACTTTGTAAAATGGTGTCAACATCATCAGTAGATAAGTTACCCAACGTTTCTAACCCATGTACGCAAGTTTTAATAGTGCCATCCATTTCAACTTTAATATGATTCCAAGGCACTGCACAAAAGTTTTTACTCTGTTTAAAAAGGAAAAACTTTTTCTTTGGATCCATCATTTTATTGATTTACGCATTAAATTAATCTTAAGTTTACTTGCCTGTGCATTGTCCAAAATATTCTTTACTACAAATAACTTACCATAACGTTGCACTGCTTCCCCAACGTCTTTGCATGTTTCTGACCATGTAGGGAAACTAACTTCCCAGTCATATTCCATTGCGTCTTGTATCATACGTTGTCCTGCTCGATCAAAGTCTGGCACAACAATTACTCGTTTACCTAACCTGTCAATTATTTCTGCCTGTGTATCGTTTATGTTGTTACTTAATATAGCAACTCCATCAACTGCCATTGCATCAAAAGGTCCTTCTACCACAATAACAAACTTGTTATCCTTAGTCTGTGCATCAGTATTAAACACATAATTGCTTTCGTAACTATTAAAGTACTTGGGCTTTATGTCTGGGTCCATTGCTCTTGCAGTATACCCTATTGTCTTACCTTGCCAGGTAAATGGTATAATAACTCGCCTGTCCATGTTAACGCTACTGCTGGTACTGTAAAATATAGGATAGCGTTGGGTGTTAATCTTTCGGTCAACTGCATAACATACAACATCTCTAAAATTTTGATTTGTTTCGTACTTGGGGTCTAACGCCATCATTGTGGCAATTTGTCTAATATCTGCACTTTCTTCAGGCAGTGGTCTCGGATCGAACTCTATCTTTTCTTGTTGCTGTTCTATCTCTTCAACAACATCGCCTAGCTCTTCTCTGATACGCATGGCTTCAAACACCAAACGTTGCGTATCATTTTGTGCTACCCCAAACCAACCTAGTAGTTTGCGAAACTTAAAGTTAAAATGCCAGCCTGGTCGCCACGTTGCTTTAAAGTTGCAGTTAAAACAATGGTAACTTACCGAACCATCAGGTGCATTTATAACACCACCTCTGCCTCTAGTGTCAGCACCATGTCCTCGATGTGTACAACACTGTGCATTAAAACTAATCCAGCCGCTTGGTGCTGTCTTGCGTTTTGAGGGTAAATTATCTAAGACTGTTTGTTGTATAAGGTTCACTGTATAAGTGTACGCTCTTTCATAAAACTTATCAAGTATTTTGCAATAAATTGATGCCCAAGTTCGTTAGGGTGTTCTCCCCAGGCCCAAACTTTGTGGCCTTCCATAGCTCGCTGTTGACATATGTCAACCATACTCCAATCTGTTACAAACTCATCAGTGATACTGCCATGACTATGCGCTGGGAAAACAGGTGCATATATCCAGGACATGTTGTGTTCTTTACAGAGTGCTCTTGACGTCATAACAAAATCTAGCAAAGTGTAGTCGTGTAGTTCTGGACTACTGCTATGCACCAAGTGTCTTTTCCAGTGGTCAACTAATGGATGGTGCATGCCTCCGTATTGCAAGTAGCCACTGTGTAACCATTGCTTGTCCTTTGCTGAATAAAAACTATATCTTTCGTGTGCTGTTGTTGCAAATATCACCAGAGTGTCAGAACAATCTTGGGGTTGCTGGTGCATCCATTCTATAAATTTAACACGCATTCCTATTAGGCTGTCACCTTGTTCTGACAAATTGTCGACAGGAATACCTAATTCTTTTTGTAGTATATTTGAATATCTGTGTTCTTCTCTATAAGGAAGATTTTTGTGAAAGTATTTGTACTCAGCGTCTTGAACACTGTGACCTTCCTTTTCCAGTACAGGAACAAGTGCGGGATCAACTAAGTCAGAACCATAAGTCCAACTGTCCCCAAAACATACTATACGTTTAGCCACGGTATAGTATTTTGGTTATACTCCCTGAAGTTTTTACTTGAGTAAACCTTACTGCTCTATAGTTGCCAGTCCATGTTGCATACTCTACATTGCTTGAGGCAGTGTATGACTCAGTCTGAATAGTAAAGTAGTTGGCTGAGGTATAGTTTGGAGTATCATCTAGTGTGCCTTCCACTTTGATATCACCTGTGTATCCGTTAAGATAAAACGCCGCAGTATGTAACTTACTGCCTTGGTTAGTACTCTTGTCACTAATTACATAACTGGTAACATTTGTACTTGCGTCTACAGTAAGCTCAGTTGATGCTGTAAATGTTGGATAGTGTCCGTCTAATACTTCTAATGTACCACGAACGCCATAGTTATCATCAGCATATGCAATCTCATCTATGCCTTCACCACTAGTAACAGCAACTGTATAGTTGTAATAGGTTGCAGGCAAATCTAATAAGTCGTTGTCATCTAGTGTTACAAGTGCCTGCCCTTTAGCGGCGTTATGTATTGTAGCAGTGGTTGTACTATAAACAGTGTTAGTCTCTGAATTGAGAATGTTTAACTTTATAGTACGGTCACTAATATTAATTGCTTTCTGATCCTGATTCTTAACTTCAATTAAGAGTTTATTTGCTACTCCACGGTAGGCTTTTATATTTCGGTTATACACGCTGACTGTCCTTCTGTTTGTGTCCAAAAGTTCTACTATTTGGCATGGTATCTTTTGCCTATATAAATATTGGGTAAGTAATTGCATATTGTATTTATTGTGTCAGACAAACATTTCCAACAACTATTAGACAAATATCCTTTTTTAAGTTATGTTGTCTACGGAGGCAACGACTACATCGGCATAATACAGAACTATGACGAAGTAATTACTACCCTGTACGATTACTCTGCACTAAAAACTTCAGAAGAAAGACTTCGGTTTTTAGAGCTTGCAGATTCCTGGTGGTGGGAATCCAATAGACTTATACCTATTAATGTCTTCCTTAAACATGAATGGAAAGTGTATAAAGGCTGTCTCAAGACGTTTAATAGCAAGGATGTTGTTATTAAATACGGGCCTCAACTAAGTCTTAAAAGTCTAAGTATCAAACGTACGAAACGAAGAGCAATAACACTGGTACGTAAACCTACCCAATAGCATCTCGTATGACCGATGTCTTGTCTATCCTGGGCAAGTCAGACAACTTACCATTTAATTTAGCATTTAAGTAGGCCTCCTGCATCAGAGTTAAATCTAATAGAGACTGTTTTTCTATGTCATCTAATATGTCATCAACCTGTTGCTTTATGTGTTTCCACTTGTATCTTGACATAAAGGTTTCGTGAAAGTGTCGTATATCTCGGATGTTTCTAGGCAAATCTTCTCTAATTTTATATTTTAAATTAAACTTGTTGCCAATTAGATCTATATGTTTTAAAAGTAGATCGGTATCCAGGCAGTCCAAAAAAGGTAACTGGTATACGTTTTGTTCAGTATATGTTACCCGCTCTTGAAGTGCTAATAATGGATGATTATCAGCAGAAAACCATTTAGTAAAATACTTACGCAGTAAGATTCTATCTGCATTGGGATTAGTTGCACTTAACGACTTAGGGGCAAGGCCAAAGTTTTCCAAACATTCTGTTTTAATTTCGTCGGGCAACCGATTAAACTCGGTTATTGTAGTAACGTTAGGCCAGTTGTCACCTTTTATTTCAGAGTACAATTCTGGCATAACATCAGACAATTTTATTATATCGTCTAATGCAGTTTGATAAAATTTATTAGATAACTTATCGTAGGTGTTATTAGATAGATCACCAGACGTCCCAACCTTGACCTTTCGCTTATCACTGTTTAACGATATCTGCGATATATGTAATAGATCGTCTTGATTAAATGTAATATGTATTCTATTGTTGCCAGTTAAACTGTCTTCTGTTACATCGTTTGTGTAAAATATTCTGTCAGAGTGTGCTCTTAGGTCATCTAATTGTAAACCAAAGTTTCCCGACAAAAACGCAGTATTAAGTATGTATTCGATTAAGTTTTGATTGCAATCTGCAATATGGTCAATATAGACTTTCATTTTAAATATTTAATAAGTTCATGTGTACCACTACAAGATATGCATAACTGGTTGCATGACTTTTCTTAAAGTAGTAATTACCATCTGTGGGTTTTGTCCAGACTTCCTGATTGATAGTTGCCCAGTCCTTGTTTAACAAATAACGTTTACTAGGACGTATTATAGCAAGTACAGCAGCCATCTCGTCTATTGTTTTAGGCTTTAGTGTTTTTACTATGTCATAATGATTTCCAATATGTATAATATTTTTAACGAACTCTGGGTCTTGTAGTTTTTCCCAGGGAGGTTCTATGGACATCAAAACATCAAGTTCTTCCTCACTATGTATTTGTTGATATACACTAACATTGAGAAAGTCTAGTTTAACATAGCCACGCTGTTCTGCTTCTTTGTGGTCAATACTTGCCAACTTAGTTATTGGATGTTGTGGTATGTTGTTTACATACACACCTGTATTGTGCGGCACAAATTCATCGTTACGATATATGCTGGCAGGTATATGTTTAATATGCTCAAGTGCCTTGTCCCTGTCACCAAAGTCTATGTCAATATCAGCCTGAAACTTCATAGTCCAATGTCCTTGAGTGCTTGCTTGACCCATTCTGTATCTGCCACAAAGTCAGTAAATCTACGTTGCCAGTATTCTGGATCAATATATGGGTAAATTATCTGCAACTGTTCTTCGTTTAGTGTGTCTAAAAAGTCTACACCACTTTCACAATTAAACACTAGCCAGGCACTGACTCTGCCTGTGCTAATATGATGACATATACGATTACTGTTGGCGTATCTAAAGTAATCTTTAATGCCGTTCTTAAGTTCAGGGTGTTCCTCGCAATAGTCTAACATCTCCGTTACGCCACGCTCTAGTGCATCTTGTGCTTGTTCACGTTTAATGTAAGGTAACATCCATTCTTGATATAATTTGTCTTTTGTCCAGTGGTCTATCTTTTTATTATTTTTTAACAACCATTCACAGAAGTTCATAAAGTTTATAGCACGTATGCCTACACAATAACGCCCAAACTTTACAAACGCATTGTAGTAAGGACTCTTACAAAAGTCCTCGTATCCTTTTGTACGTGCTGACCCCTGTGTTATTTCGTAAAAACGTTTATATGCTCTCAATGCAAACTGCACACCTGTTTCAGACTCTTGCTGTACTCTACGCTTAGGCTCACAGAGATGCACTGCTAATGTAGTTTCCTTTCTGTAGCTCTTATTACAGTACTTACAAGTGTAACTCATGTTGTTTAATATATTGCTCTAAGTAATTGTTTAACCATTCATGTTCATGAGGCTGTCTATGTCTCAAATACTCTGGCACATGCTCTTCCCCACTGATATAAGCAACCCCTGCGTTGTGTTGCTCTCTAATAGCACACCACTTAAAGTCGCCTAGTATATTTTTGTTGTTTTCTAATAACCGTATTCTATCGTACTCTTCCAACAACATACCGTCCCACCAATGATCTGCTTGTTGAAATATTATACAGTTATGCCCTCGGTGTGTCAAACTATCTCGAACTGCTAACATTTGATACATTAAATTTTCTAAACGATCTACCATTGTGCCTTGTTCGTACTTTTGTCTGAATACTATCCAGTTCTTAGTGTCAACATCTGACCACTGCTCTATCCACCTGTTCTTTCCAAATAGTTGATTTTGTGGATTTGTCCACGCACCTTCCCATATCTCTTTTTCTGTGGGGAAAGAGTATTCGTCGTACCGGCAGATAGGCAATTCTTCTCTACTTATAAATGTCATACCCAACACATATAAGCATTTTTTGTCAGTTTCGTAACTGTGTTTTAGCGTGGTCCTAAGTATACGACTATTAGCACTGCCAGTAACTGTTATGCTCTCACCAAACAGACCTAACCGTTTTCCTAAATCACGATGACCTAATCCTTCAGCATAGGTAGCCATATAACTGCAACCATTTACTACAAGATTTGTAATCATACAAGTATAAATTCTGCCGCTAGTACGTACCTTGGATGTTCACGTAAAAACTCATCTGTTTTCCATTTGGGAAACGTACCATCATGTGACCAGTCTGATGTAAAGAACGATATACTGTTCTCATAGCCCAGTATCATAAACTCTTCATCATCTACCTCCTCTGGTCGCCATACGGTTCCCATAGCAGGGTCAAAGTTTTGTAGATAGTAAACCAGAGCATAGTCTGAATCGTGCTTGTGCCACCAATTAACTAAACTAGTAGACTCATAGGCAGTTGCAGACCAAGAAGAAAGTATAGTTACTCGTTGACCAGCAACTTTTGAAACAGCATCGGTTATGGTATTAAAATAATGTTGCCAAGTTGGTGTCTGAAATCTGGCAACCTGATGCATGTTCATATCAGTATTACCGTACACAGTTTCGTACTCTCCAGATCCCTCTTGCTTGAATGCGTCTACATCTGCAATCATGCTTTGTTTAAGTGTGGGATCTAAAAAGTTTTTTATCTGATAAAAATGTTCTCCATTAACTGTGGTGTTACTTAAAGTGTACTCTTTATCCAGTGTTATTTTACTTAAAGGCATCCTTAATCTCCTTGTCAGACCAGCCTAGTTCTTTGGCATGTGCTTTAAGAGTTGCTTTGTCGTTCAGCAGAGTTAACATGTCTAACTCATCTTCTTTTGCGTTGGGGTACAATTGTTGTAAAAACTTACGCTCTTTGTTACTACTGGAGCCACCTTTCTTAGGAGCCTTAATCCAGTAGTGATATGTATTGCCCATGCCAGGACTTACTGTAGACGCACAAAGCCACTGTAGTTTGGGATGTTTACCAATGGCAAAGAAATCTCTGTTTAGTGCATCATTACATTTACGCAAATAGTACTCTGCAAGGTCAACACTACCTGAGACATTGGCAGTATACTTTAATATTAAGTAAGAGCTAAACTTTTTACGCTCTTCTTCAGTAAGGTCGTCGTAGAAGTCTCTGACCTTGCCATCAACCATGGCCATTTCATTTTTAATAGATAACTTGTCTACCATACTTTACTGTAATCCACAACTTCACTTTGTCTACTAATGTCTTTTACAAAATATGCGCAAAGACTTTTGTCTTCCTCACTTAAAGGCACTGCCAGCATCTGACCAGGTTTAAGTTTAGGAAAGTACCATTTAACATCTTGGTATATATCCACAATGTCTATTGGATGAAACTCTGGTCTGTAACTGCTGATGGGATTAAATGTGTATGCACTAAACCCTCTGTCATTAATACTTGTGAGAGGCACTACCTCTAAATCACCCAAGTCTGGCTCACCAATTAAAATTTGCCAGTCTACTGGCATTTTTATAATATTGCCACCAATATTTAATACTAATGCTGGACTGTTGAACGACTCCATAAAGATCAGAGGGATAAAGAAATAGTCTGGGTCTTTAGGATCCGAGTTGTCCAATACGCTGAAACGCAAATCACCTACGTCATCAGGTATTGCGTTCATTTCAAATGATGTGTTATCTAGTGTTAGTATTCTCATATATTATTTGACCTGCATCCTCTGTTATATTGTAGTAGTATTCACCTGTTAGGTAACTCCATTCGTCTTTAACAACGTCACAGTGTAAAGGCATCTCTTCGAGTCTATACCAAGACTTTTCTACTATTTTATTATTATACACTTCTGTGTTAGCAAAGTAAACCTTAGGCACATTACTTTTTGCTACTATGTTATGCACAAACTTGTGGTGTATATGTCCATAGTCTCCGTCTTTGGCATGCGTGACCACTAGGTCATAGTTCTCAACTACTCTGTTTATGTCTGACTCAGCCTGGGAAGTATTAAAACTTATGCCCTGTTCCATGTCTCGATAGTCATCTACATAACCTAAAAACTTAGTTGCTGTTTTTCTTGCTGACCAAAACTTAGTAAGTTCCTGAGCTCTGCTGTCTTGCTTTTGGTAAGTTAGATAGCAGATGTCAAAGTCTATGTCATTGCTATACTTTTGTATAAACCCACCAGCCAGTATGACACAGTCATCTGGATGTGCTACCATTACTAAACATTTTGGAATAGCCATTTGTTGTTTTGCTCACTAAAGTAAATCCTTAAATCAGATTTAGGTTGCGCAATGCACTTGCAGACATTTTGCCATATGGTATCCGATACCCACATACTTGCTGTCTGAAAAGTTGCATGCCAGTTTAAGTTTAAGAATAACCAATCATCAGGGCTAAGTCTTTGTAGTTTTTGTGGTAGTGCAGTAAACACATGATGTGGTATTACAATTTCAGGGATAACCATAGGCGCCATGTGATCTATTACCACAGGCGGACTCTGCCAGATTTTGTTTAGTCTCAGATCATCAAAGTTATGCAAGTGTGAAAACAGGTTAGGTATTGTATTTGCAAGTTCTCCCCTATCTTCCAGTTGCATGTTGTCGTTAAGAGCATCAGCAAATTCTGGATGATTGTTTTCGTTGTAATTAAACGCCATGCTTTCCTGCATGCACGTAGTCCAGATAGGATGGTTCTCATACAAGTCTATGTTAATTGAAAACTTTTCTGGTATCATGTACTCACATCTAGTTCTAGCATGCTCAGACAGACGTAACCAGTTTTCATTATATATATGTGCGCCTATTGTTTCACTTACCACAATGTCTGAGTGTATGTCAGTTTTAAGATAATTGTCATTTATAATTGTAACTTTATCTTGATACCCCAGTTTTTCCATCATGCCTTTTAAGAACGCACAACGTTTAGGACTAGCCTCAACTGCTGTAACATGTTTTGCACCATGTTTAATTGCTAGTGCTGTTAAGTATCCTGTACCAGCACCAATGTCCACCACAGTTCTATTACTGGCAACTAACCTAAGAGCATTGTTATAAAATGCATTACGTCCGTTGTCGTTTAGCATGCCGATATTTGTGCCATCATCTTCAAACCAATTAATATCGTCGCCTTCGTTGTTTTGATGATCTATGAATGACATTCAATAATTTCCTTGTATCGTTTTGCTAGGTATGTTTGACTTTCTATTGCGCCGTGGTACCCAGGGTCTTCTCCCGTAAAAGGCCACTCATTGGTTGCGTAGGCAGGAGTGTCCTCATAGTCTAATGTTAGACAGTGGTCAGGTATAACATCTGGGAAGTGGTCTCTAACCATGTCGCTAGTCCAAATATTGCATGCTACTAATAAGAAAGGGATCTTGTGGTAGTGTAACTGCATGATGCCATCACGTATGATCCATCTGTCTTGCTGTAGTTTCCAATTACTATCGTACATAAAGTTAATGTATTGTTTAACAGCATTGGCTGTCATCTTATCTAGTTTCTGACTGCGATAAGGATGACTAAAGTTTTCCGCCAGTGTATATATTGTTTCGCTAATCAGCGTATAGTTGTTACTGGCGTAATTAATATTGTGTACGCCTAGGTCTTTTTGATATCCGTTTTTAAT